TGTGGAGATCGAGTGGGAAAAGTACAACGATTACTACAACGGCATCCACGATGTGACGCGCGATCTCACCGAGTTCTGCCGTGAGAACGACATCCCGTGGCTCCCGGCGAGCATTCCCGATCCGTATATCCTCGTCGAGAGCCAGATCGAACCGACCGTGCCGCAGCCGGAATTTCGCGGGCGCGACGACGATCTTGACAGCGCCATGGCCAAGCGGCGCGAATTTGCCGTGCGGTACATCGCCGAGAACAACCGCCTTTCCGACATGAACACGCGCAACGAGCGCCGCCTTCTGAAGCTCGGCGACGCCTTCTGGAAGGCGTACTGGGACGAGGATATGCGCTGCGGCGAGGCGCAGGGCGATATCCGCGTGAGCGACATTCCCGTGGAGGCGGTATTTCCCGACCCCGCGGTGCGCGGCGGCAGCGTGCAGGACGGACAGTATCTTGACTACGTTTACCGCATCCACAAGGTGCGCTTCGCGCAGGTATTCCGCGCCGATCTCGAGGAGCTCGGCATCACGGCGGAGGAAGCGCTCGGCGAGGATTATGTGCCCCGCGGCGAGATCTTCGACATGACGAGCGCGCTGAGCGACACGGACGACACCGTACAGGTGCTCGAGCACTGGTTCCGCCAGCCGGTCGAAACGAGCGTGGACGGCGAGACGATCCCTGCCGGGGCGGTGGCGTGCTCTGTGCAGGCGGGCGGACATGAGCTGCGGTATATCCCGAACTACTGGCGGCGCACGGGCGCGCAGAACTCGCTCTTCCCGTTCGTGCACTACTGGCGCATTCAGGACGAGAACCGCTTCTGGAATAAGAGCGAGCTCTCCGCGGTGCTCGATCTCGTAGACGCCGCGGACCGCAAGCTCGCCTCGGCGCTTTTGAACGACAGCTTTCTCTCCAACGACATCCTGCTCGTGGAGGACGGCGCCCTGGCCGACGGCGAGGAGCTTACGAACGAGCCGGGCGCGATCGTGCATCTCAAGCAGGGACGCATGGGCGGCGTGCAGCGCCTCGGCGGACTGCAGAGCGTCGGCAAGGCGGCGATGGATATCACCTGGTTCAAGGAGCAGATCGAGCGCGCCAGCCGCAGCTACGACACCGGCACCGGCAAAGAAACGGCGCGCGTCACGACCGCCTCAGGCCTCTCGATGCTCCGCGCCGACGGGCGCGAGCAGGCGGACATCAAGCGCGCCGACCGAAACGCCGGGTTTGAACGGCTCTATGAGCTGCTGGACTGGCTCTGCCTGGAATTTTTCGACGACGACCGGATGCTGTATCTCGGCGCGCCGGAGGGGATGAGAGCGCCGGGACAGCGCATGATCTACAACAGCGCCGACTTTGCCCGCACGCTGCCGGAAGTCCGCTCTCTTACCGGCGAGGTGGTACGCCCGTCCCGGGAATTTTTCCCGCGGGTGGATATCACGGTGCAGGCCGCCGACGGCGCGCGGCGTGACCGGCAGACGACGCTGCAGGCGCTCGACAGTCTGACACGGGCGAACGTCACGGCGGAAAACTGGCGCATCTTCGCCGCCGAGCTCGAAATTCTCGACATTCCCGACCGGCAGGAGATCGTCGGGGAGTGGGAGCGGAGGTTCGCGCCGACGGGGGAGACGGTTCCCTCCGTCGACGGCTATGCCGCATACGCGTCCCGCGAAGAGGGCGGCGCTGAAGGAGGCGAGCCGGTATGAAATGTCCGTGCTGCGGCATTGAAATGCTGCGCAAAACGGCGGTGCAATGGGTGTGCCGCAATCCGAAATGCATCAAATACGATAAGGAGAAGAAAAAATGAAGGCAGTACGACTTGAGAATTTTGGAACGAAGACCCCGCCCGGCAAGAGCGCGGAGGAATGGCGCAGAAAGAAGAAAAACCTGACGAATACGGGCTGGAGCAGCGCCCCGGCGGAAAGCGGGGAGTCCGGCGGAAAGGACACGGGAGCGGCCGGAACGCCGCCCGAACGCCGCCCGACGTACAGCGAAACCATGCAGGGCTATTATGGCGACCGGTACGCCGACGCGCTTGCCGAAAACAAAACCGCCGCCGATGCCGCCGCAGAGACGGCCGAGCGGGACGCGCAGGACACGCTCGAGCGCATCCGCGGCGGATATAAGAGCACCGACCGTCAGCTTTACCGCGAGTATATGGAGAGCAAGCGCACGCTGCCGCAGCGTCTTGCCGCACAGGGCATCACCGGCGGCCTGACGGAATCCTCGCAGGTGCGCCTTGCCAATTCCTACGGCGAGGAGCTCGCCGAAAACGAGAGAGCGCGTCTTGCCGAGGAAGCGAAGACATATTCTGCGCGCGACGCCCGGCTCGCCGCGGCGAGAGCCGAGCAGAGCCGCGCTGACGCCGAGGCGAAAAGGACGCACGGAGAGAATCTTGCCAAGCTCTGGCAGGAGGCGGAAAAGCACCGGCGCGAGGACGCCGCCAAGACTGCCGCGCTGCTCGCCGCGGCGGGCGATTACTCCGGCTATGTCGGCATGGGGCTCACGCAGGAGCAGGCGGACTATCTCGCGGAGATCTGGATGGGGCGGAACGGCGCTCTTGCGTCGCTGCGCCGCGCGCGGAACGCCGGAAATGCCGGAAACTCCGGCTCCGGCTCAAGCCTCGCCGACACGCTTTCCGAGTCGCTTCTCATCAAAGCCGAGCGCGGCGCGGACGCCGCCGTGGAGTATATCGCCGCGCAGCTCGCCTCCGGCGCCATCCGGAGCGACGAGGCGGAGGAGATCTGGAAGCTGCTCCGCGCTTCGGGGGAGAGTGATATTTAATTTTCAAATTAATCCTTGACAGAAGGGAATGATTGCGCTAATATCATAATGGCGGGGAAGTTGGGCTTTCAATAAAAAAAGCCGTCTCTCCGACCTCCGGCTGCCCAGCACAGCAGCCCGGAAGGTCCCATACTTTTCTCCTCGGAGGATCGACCCCAACAGGGCGGGGACGATCCTCCTTTCTATTGTCCAACGGGAGATCTGCTTGGCGGGTCTGGGGCCGAAAGGTTTTTTGCCGACGTACACGCCGCCGGAGAAAATGGTTAAAACTTTATTTTGCGCCTGTGGGCGCAAACGCTGGCGAGGCCTTCTGACAGTTCGTTTTTATTGAAAAACAATGGAAAAATGAGAAAAATCTCTTTTCATATAGAATGCACTGTGATATAATACTTCGCTGGTTTTGAATCGGATTTACATTTGGAGATGGATATTATGGAATTACGCAATATCGCAATCATTGCCCACGTTGACCACGGCAAGACGACGCTCGTGGACGAAATGCTCAAGCAGTCGGGCGTGTACCGCGAAAATCAGGAGGTCGTCGACCGCGTGATGGACTCCGGCGATCTCGAGCGCGAGCGCGGCATCACCATTCTCGCG